TTACTGCGAGTCGTACCCACTTCGAAAACAGCAGGACTAATAAGAGGACTAGAATTATTTCCACCCTTTTCTCCTTTTTCCTTATACATGTTCTTCAACGTTTTGACAAACTTATCCCAATCACCTAATACCATATGGCGATGAGTCTTGTTGTCGAACTGGTTTTTAAATATAGTTAATTCATACATGGAGTGTATCATACCACACACTTAGTGTATCTGTCAATGAAAAAAGGGGACTTAATGTCCCCTCTTTTTTAACCGACTACTAATTGTTCTTTCTGATCTTGCAAGAGTTTTAGACCAACCTCTTTAAACTCAATCCCCGCCTTCTCCATGAAGAACTCTAACATCTCACGATCCGCAATGTTCTTCGGACCACCAATCCAAGACTCGTAATCAGAAATGTTTGGGTGACGTACAAGACAAACAGCACCTTCGTAGGCGAACTCTTGTTGTGCACGGTAGAAGTTAGACATGAAAGTCTGGATTGAACCACCCGAACCACTGGTGATCACTTCTACATAGGTCTTACCATCTTTATTGAAACTTGGGATGATATCTTCTTCAAGATGTTTCTTCTGGGCACCACGTGTCCAGTTAATCAGTTTCTTACCGACAAGACTCAGTTCGTATTTCTCAATCGACTTCTTCGCCTTGTTTATAGCAGAGTTGATTTGACGTTGGGTGATGTTGAACTTCTCAAGTGCAAGGATCATTGCATCTGAGTCTAGGTCGATGTTGTGGTTGTAGTAGAGACTCTGTGCAATCTTAGAAAAGTCTTCTGATTGGTTAACCTTTGGTTGAATCTTACCTTCCTGAACATTTAACATCATGCCCAAGTATTCAACTTCTGAATCCGTCAAACCTTCCCACATTGACAAGGGAACCCGAATGACCTCAAGGGTAACACCGTGTTTTGAATCATCGGTCGCACGAGTGGAGTGGTTACCACCAATACCGGCAGAACCATCAACACCATATTTGTCATCACCCTCTTCGTAGTAACCTTCTAGGAGAACCGCCTGAAGTTTTAACTTCTCAGTGTTACCGTGTTCTTCATCGATAGCGTTCTGGATATTCTGTTTGTGCGTCCAGTCATCTTCTGCACGTACCTGAATGAATTTTACCTTCCCAACCTCAGACGCCATCTCCTGTTCTCCGGTCATGTTCTTGATATCTGCAGCGAGAGTCAAGACACGTTCCATATTGAAATTCTTACTTGAGGGAGACCCGTTAGACTTATTAAAAAACATCACATTGGATTTCGCATTTGTTTCACTTAGCATTCTATATTCCTCATTTTGCATTGCACCGTAACTTCCGGTAAGTAGCACTTCATAATCAAAGTCATCATAACTCTCTCTCAAGAGTCGGTTAAATTCCTCACAAGTGGAGGAGTGGTTGTATCCATCGGAGATCAATCCCTTGTGGATACCAACATACATCCGTCCAGTCGGACGGTGTGTGTATCTGTATAAGTAAGCTTCATATTTCATTTCATAACAACTCATCTCAACTTTATGTACACATTATACCGCATTTTGAAAATAAGTCAACACTTAAACGTGACTTTTTTTAGGTAATAAGTCACATTTTTAATTCTTTCATCCGATTAGAGAATTGGGCAAAATACTGATCTTCAGTGAGTAATACTTTGGAGTAGTTGTTCCTATACTCCTCTAATTTTTTGTTCAAAACCTCTTCGTCTCGCAACTCAAGGATGCGTTCCTCAAGTTCTTCAAACGTATGGACTCTTTGCCAAGGATCTATGTTATAGGTGTTGTCAATATCATAGTCTTGCCACACGAACGGTATCATACCAATCGATAGTGCCTCTGGGTATCTCGATGTAGTTGCTTGAGGATCCAACCAGTTGAAACACAGAGTCGAACGGGCGGGTTCTAACATAGGATATAGTTTGTTCCAATCCTTGATCCACTTCGACTGTCTCTTCACACCAGAAGGAAATCCACCAACCATAACGGTCGATAACTGAGACCGATAGATTTTACGAATCGTCTTCTCTCTGTCGTTCCCGTGTTTCATCCTTCCCCAATACGCAAAATCAATACTCTTACCTTCATACATCATTTCCGTAATCGGATTTTTGAGTCTTTGGATAAAATGGTATTTCATACCATGAATGTTTCCGCTGAAATCAATCTCATCGATAGTGATGAAGTGTTTGATGTCCGGCAAAAAACTTCGATACAATTCTTCAGTGTCTCCCCGATCACTCCTAAACATGACCACAGTCTTGCCTGCAAAGTAAGGTGCAATCTTCTCAATGTGTGACTCACTCTTCGCCAAGTCTTTTGGGTTCATTTGCAACTCACCGTGATATCTGAACTCACTATCACTGGGAATAACAATGACATCCGCCCACTCAATGGTCTCTGGTGTTCGTTTAGGTGTCGATCCATCCAAGGAACAATTGTATGTGTCGTAATTGTGTTGTGGGTTAGCCTTCATCCACTTGACATAGTTTTCAAAAAAACTATCAAGGACAGTTTGCAACGGTCCTTCATATCGGACAAAAGATCTGAGTCTCGCAATAGTAATATTCATCGTATGATATCAATCTCGTTCATAGTTTCTTGGTTCCAAACTTCGAGCGTCTGCCTAATTCGATCTTCTCGTGTCAGTTTTTCGTATCGTTTGGTCGCGAGTTTCTTCCACCAGTTAACAACGTTGTTTAACTCAAATCGATCGAAATTCTCCGCCTTGACTAACTTATCGGTATTTCCAAGAAGAACGTCACGCACATTCGAATAACCATATTCGGACATGTAGAAACGTTTTTGTGTTGTGACATCACCCGCAGTCGCAATCTTTTTTGAAAACATCTCGTATGCTTTTGTATCGTGTTTTTTGAGTGATGACTTTATAACACCAACCATCTTGGTTTGCATTTTCAGTTTACGCGACGATACACCCTTCGGTACGATTTCTTCTCCTCCATTCTTCTCAATGAACCAATCACGCATACGAGGATACATATCTTCACCCAAGGTCAATAGGAACTTAGATTGTGTATCTCCCTTATATCTCAGATAAGGTCTCATGCCATCATACATCGATGCGCCTTTGAGATTACCATATAGAGATGTGGTTTCAAACAGACAAAACTCTGTATCATACTTCTTGTTTAAAAGTCGACGACTTTCGTGTGAACAACAGATAGCAGCGAGAAGTTTACCACCAAGGTAGTTGTACCCAAAGGGTTGAGAAGGAACAATATTGAATCCCATAATCGCTCGACGGTTGAAGATGTCGAGATCTGGAACACCCCCAAGGTATTCATTTCTTGGTTTCGAATTTATCAGTGGGGATCCAAAACGAATGAATCCAACAATCGTATTTGTGGTCTTCTCCATGACAACCATTTTATGTGTCTTGCCTGGCGATTCATCTGGAGAGAAAGACGCTGTTTTTTCTAATAAGGTATCGAACATCTCGTTAGGTAGTTGTTGTATTCTAAAGTCCATATCCATAGGATGCAAATCGAACTGTTGAAAAAGATCATCCTCTACACTAAAACCGGGCAGTGGTGTAGGGATGTTCCGAACACGTTCAATCTTACGCGCACGAAAATAGTCGTCGATACGTCCGAAGTTCTCGAAGTATTCGATAAATTGTAAAGACGCCCACATAGCGTCTTTCTTAGATAAAATCATGTAGTACTCCCATCAATACTACACATTATACTAGAAAAATGGAGACCTGTCAATAAAATTATGCAGCGTCCCCATAGAGGTTCGCCTCTTTTTTGAAGCGCCATTCCTCGCGCACAGGTTCATCAAAATTTTCTAGAGAACATGCGTCCTTACCCATAGAGTCCTGTTCCCATCGACGGACACCGACAACCTCGTTCTCGAAGTTGAGTGCCTTCTTCTCACAGTACAACTGACCGAAGTCTACCGTCGCGCAGATCGCGGACTCCCAGAACTCGATGTGGTCTTCCTCACGGAAGTCGATAAGATCGACGACCGACTCGGAGATGATGTACTCCTCAGAGTATGCAGATGAGTGCTCGATAGAACGCTCAACGTCGACCCACCACTGAGAGTCGGCAATATCCGCCGCAGAAGCAGAGATGAAATAGGTGTCGCCACCCTTGGACTTCCAGTGCTGAGGGCAGTAACCCTCACCGTTCCAATCGTGGGCACCGTAGTTCTCACGGAACTGAGTGGCGATAACAACAATAATTGAATTACTCATTACACAAACTCCTGATATTCATCATAGGTTAAGTACATGTCGGTAGTGGGATCAAGATAGGCACCTTCACGTGCATCATAGTACAAGACTCTATCACCGTCATAGAAAAATGGACCTTCCAGACCCACACGTTCTTGATACTTCTCGCGGGTTTCATCTGAAATGTTCAAAATTCTGTATCCCATAACAACCTCTCTCATGACTTTATGTACCCATTATACCGCATTCTGAGAATAAGTCAACACTTTTTTAAAACTTTTTTATGGTAATATTACCGATCTTGGGTAGACAATGTATTCTCTAACTCAGCGCGAGCTTTCTTGAGTCGGCGCAATTTCTGGTTCCAGACGTTATAAAAGTTGTTAACGTCTCGCGGGGTACCGACATCACGAAGGGTCTGATTGGTCAGTTCGCATCGCCAGTAAGCGTGACCTTTAGACGGGTTGCGATAGGTTATGCCACCAAGTTGGCTTACTTGATCACGAACATACCTATTGACGTATCCACGGTTCATGACATCGGACGCAGATCCGAGTCTAGGTCACTCGCACTCACACCAGCTTGACACAAAGCTTGATGTGAACTACGGTAATCTCGCCAGAACTGTTCATCGAGTAGGGCTTCGGGAGTATCTTCTAAAGACCAATCTTCGAAGAGTTCATCAACCAGTTGCTGGTTAAAGTCACTCATCACCGAAGGATTGACCATACTGTAGTTGTATCGCATAACAATCTCTCATCTCAATTACAGTATAATTGTACCAAAGTATGAGAGAAAGTCAACACTTAAACGTGACTTTTTTTAGGTAATAAGTCACATTATCCAAAGAAATCCTCAAGGGTTGCGGCTGGTTCTGCCTTCCACCCGACCGCATCAAGGATCGGTTCCAGTGGGTCAAGGAAGGTCTTGTCGAACATCATGTCATAGTCAACGAAACTGTGTAAACCGAGTTCAGGGGGAAGATTGAGCGGGAACGATACAACATTCTGTCCCAATCGGTTTGGTAGTTTGAGGTAACAGAACTTGATCTTGGTTCCGGTTGTCACGTTTTCATAACGTGTAGTGAGATCGTTCTGTTTGATTGCGTTGTTATAGGTCAACGCGCCACGAACGTGGATAGGGCATGATTTCTTAAAAAGATGTTCACGGTCGATCCACTTGTCAAGATTGGAAACACCACGGGGGAACGATACATCTTCGGGAGGCAGAGTCTTAAAGTGGGACCGGAAGTCTCGAATATATCCTTGAGTGTCAGTCTCAGTACCTTCCACAATGACGCGGAAGATCTCCTTGAACTTATCACGGACGACCTGCGGAGTGGAAGATTTGATCGCTTCGATACCCATCATCTTGAGTTTAGGTTCTGTGTACTGGACACCTTCATTGTTGTGGACGTTTAGGATGTATCGTTTCTTCGCCATCCAAATCCCACGATCCGCGATTACCTCACGTCCCATCTCCATGCGGTTGACATACGCACCCATAGCAATAGACATCTTATCATATGACTCAGCGAGTTTCTTTTCGAAATGAGTGGAACATATCTTGTCTAAAAACTTTACTGGATTTTTAGGAGCAAACTTGTCAACAAGGCCCCCCATCCTAATATAAACAGAGTCCGTATCAATGGCCACCACATAGTCTTCTTCAGTTTCGAGTATTTTTTGCATTTCATTATTAACGGCCCTCTCTGCCCATTTGATCGCCAACTGACCCGCCATCGTGATAGACTCAGCGACCCGCTGATCGAAGTAACGGAACCACTTATTACCCAACGCACCATAAAGTGAGTTCATTAGGATCTTGATTGCCATCTGTTGGTTGTTTAATGCGGTAATCTTATACTGCAATATCTTGTTAGGATTGTTCTGATACTCTTGATCTAACTTTAACATCTCATCTTTGACGATTCTACGTTCAGAGTAATATTGTTCAATGATCTGTGGAATGATGCCTTTATGTTCGTGAGAGAATCGCACACCCGTGGGCGCGAGGGAATATCCTTCACCTTGTATCTGTTGACCATCAAGGAAAGACTCTACCGATGCGTCCACCAGACCGTCCATAACGGTCTCTGGAGACATGTTATACTGAACAATGATGTTCGGGTATAGAGAGTTCAAGTCGAACGAGGTGACCCATTCATGCGATCCTACCTGTGGTTCTTTAACATAACCGCCTGGATATGGAGTCTTCGGTTTTTCGGTCTTGGGTGGGATTGCGATCTTGTTCTTATTCAGAAGTCGATAGATGATCGAGTCCCAAATGTTCGTGGTACCCAAGGTGTCTCCGTAGTTCACACCACCGCGATACGCCATAGTCAGAACCAGAGAAATAAGGTCGAGTTTCTCATCGAGTTTGTGTACCAACTCCACGTCTTTGACGTTGTAGTCAATAAACTTCTGGTAGTCCTCACGATAGAGAGTGTGTAGGTTTCCGTGTTCCTCATATGAAAGTTTACGTTCGTCTAGGACGACGTGGGCGATGTGGTCAAGTCGATATGACTCTTGTTGTCCCAAGGTGTTGTATGTAAATTTCTTGAAGATTTCAATATAATCAAGGTGTTCCATACCCTCAATGATGTATTCTTGATTGTCACGCCCATTGATCTTCTGTACACGTTCACGTACTGCACCCCAAGGTGACAGACGTTTTAATAAAGTGTCGTCACCATACATTCGGTAGCATCGGTTGACGATGTAGGGGATATCGAAGAATCGTGTGTTCCATCCGGTGACGATGTCCGGTGAGTAGGCAACCCAGTGGTCTACGAACTTACGCAGTAGGTCGTCCTCATTATCACACTTAATGAACAGAACGTCCTCGCGCGTGGGCGTGTAGTCGTTGAGTCCCCAGACCCAATACATACCATCGTTCTTGCGAATCGCGATAGAGATTATCGGATGTTCCGCAACATCTGGAGACGGAAAACCTTGATCTGAAGCGACCTCAATATCAATATTGAGAACTCGAACATCTTTACGTTCAAATTTAATGTTATTGGGGAAAGTCTCCGCGATGAACTGCATCGCGTAGTTGGTCATACCGTAGACCTTGAAGTTAGAAACCTCACGATATTGTTTTGTAAACTCAGTCGCTTCTTTCATGGAATCGAACTGCATTTCCGTGACAGAGGTGCCATCTAGAGTTCTCCAGTCTGACGGAGAATTTCCGGTAACATAGAGTTTGGGTTTGAAGGGTACGCGCAACTTGAACTGTTGTCCATTCTCATAGCCGCGGTATAGTATGTTGTTGCCCATTCGCAACACGGATGTATAAAATTTACTCATGGGACGTATTATATCCCATTGTGAGGTCAGTGTCAATCAATAACTTTGAAAAACTTGTGCCTTTTCCAAGGTTCATCTTGTAGTTGTTGTTTGTAACTATGGTGTTCCTGAGTGACAGAGAGCCCTTTCGAAACAACCTGAGTAGTAGGTGTAGGTAACCCGTGTGATTTATCCAATGGATCATTTGTATTAAAGAACTTCCCAATTTCACGACCAACGCCTATAGTATCACAGTTATGCCATGGGTGTAAAGAAGTAATGTGCTTTCCGTAGTAATTAATATCCGGATGTGATAGGTGATTTGTGGTGTATGTTCTGAAAAGACGTTGAAGAACACAGTAAGGACCGCAGTTTATTGGAAAGTCATTGGTAGTCAACATGTGATACGCCCAGTGACAGAATCTTGGGTCGAGGGAATACATACCCATGAACAGTCCAATGTTTGCATAGAGAGTTTCGGGTGTTAGAGTGACCAGAGCCTTAAAGGACTCGTACCGTTCTTCTAACATCCACGTGTCATGCTCGATGACCCACACGCGTTCACCGCTAACCGCACACTGACGCATGATCTCCCAGTGAGAACACATCCCCGCCTTCTCTGTTGGTGAGTGGTCTTCCTTTGGTTGTCCGAACTTCTTATTGTCCAGTGTCATCAAACTACGCGACCATGTGTATCGGTCTACGTGTTCTTGGAAGTCTTCAGACTCTGGGGTGATAGCATCGAAATGTTCTATAGAATCAATATATCCCTCACGCAAGGCGCGTTCGAATGAATACTGCGAGAGTGCGGCATATTCTTCGGATACTTTGTTTCCCTTTATGACGATCTGAACTACTTTCATACGAATCTCTGAGTGTAAAATCCTTCAAGGTGTATCGGGGATTCTGTGTAAACGCAAGCGTACAAACCTCTACTGTAGATAGACCTGTTCTTACCGGATCTGTGATAGGTGTTCCCCTGTATCGCTACGATGTCACCTTTCTTAGGGTATATAGTAACCCACTCTCCATCGTCTTGGTTCTGCAACTCAAGGGTTCCGTTCTCTTCGGTGAAGTCGTCAAGTATCCAAGACATATTGACCGTATGGATGGATCCATCACTGTTGGGTCCATATTGGTTGTCCTTGTGAGGTTCGAAACGGAGTCGGTCGTTGGGCAGTTTGATGACGATCTGATCGTTGAATAGATAGACCTCATTCCCTAAGATTTCACGTGCGAGTCCTTTCATGATGTCACTGGTGTAAGACTGAAACAGTCGATCGTCAAAGTTGCCTGCGCACGAGATACCACTCCACGTGGAATAGTCTGCGGCATGGAGGCGCATGTCCTCACCGATGCGTTTGACCATATCGACTTCGTGTGGGTTTAGTGCGGACTCAATGACGACCCAACCTTTTTGTCTGTAGTGATTTATGTTCATATATAAAAAAGGGAACCTAAGTTCCCTTATTTATTACATTAGTTGTTGGACACAGACGGCTACCACGAATACGCTTGATAGTCCTGCGAACATCCAACCCATCTCTTCTAACCTAGAGTTGGCTCGGTTGCTCTTCTCCATTGTTGTTCTCCTCGTTTAAAAGTTGTGGACTTAATATACTAGTCCCATTAATTGCTACTTTACGAGGCTTCTGACTTTCAGGGATTATTACTTCCAATGAAATGGCTAGTAATCCGTTCCTGAAATCAGCTCCCATTACTTCAACATACTCCGACAGACGGAACTGACGTTCAAATCTTTTCGTCGAAATGCCTTTATGAATATACTCTCTAGTGTCGTTTACAGACCCTCGAATGCTAAGTGTTCGGTTCTTTACTTCGATTTCGAGTTCGTCTTCCGTGAAACCGGCGACGGCTAACTCGATTAGGTATTGATCCTCTCCCGTCTTTAGAATATTATGCGGGGGGAACGTATCACCCGAGTGTCGTGCGACCCTGTCTAGTTCGTCGATCATAGTATCAAATCCGACGAATGCTGAACGTGGGAACAGTTGTTTTGCTGTTAATGTCATGTTGCTAACTCCTTAGTTTTAAGCAAGTTTAAAATAACCCCCACTTATGTGGCAGGTCGATAGTATATATACTCGTTATGAGTATAAAGGTAACACTAGAC